CCGTCAAGTCCACTAGGGCCTTGTTCACCTCTGTCACCCTTTACTCCCTTATCACCTTTGGGCCCTTGTTCACCCGTAACACCACGAGCACCTTGAGGGCCGCGTTCACCACGATCTCCCTTTGGCCCTTGAATCACACGGACTTCATCGAGAAGATACATTAACTTCTCTTCTAGTTTTTGTATCTCTTTTTGCGTATGGACTAAATTAAACGCAGTGGAGACTGTATCAATCTTGTTCATTTAACTTCGCCATGTACCGTGTCAATTCTTCAGTCAGTTCATCATTATTAGAGGGTATATAACGTTCTTTCTTTTCTTTAGGTTCGTCGTCGGGGACAACCTTCACAGGCATTGGTTTTTGTTCTTTTGGTTCTTCTTCTTCGGGTTCTTCTTGTGGATCAGGAACCTCACCAGATGAAATCTCACCTTCCATCTCTTTCTTCATCTGTTCCATGTCGTCATCTGACAGACGCAGAATGTTACGCATAGCCCACTCTTTAGAGATATACTCTCCAACAAATCCGACCATCTCATTGAGAAGACCCGCACGTTCACGGTAGATCTCCATCTCCTTGAGTTCTGTAAAGTGATTATCCTTTACATAGTCAATGTAGATATCGTCTTTCCACTCTTCCCAATCTTGTTCAGTAATGATCTGTTTTAACAACAATTGCTTACGAAGAATGGTTAGGAACATTGTCGCAAAACGACGACGCAGTCGGTCAATAAACTTCTGGAACTTCACTTCGTCTCGCGAGATCTCAGTAGATCGACCAAGAGAGAACTGTGCTTCCTGTTCCAAACGGTTCACTGGGACATTGAGTGATCGATACAATTTCTTTTGGAAATAAATGATGTCGTCGATCTGCCCCAGATTATCACCGCCTGGCAGCGTTGAGATCTCTGTACCTCGACCACCCTCACGACGGGGTAACCAGAAGTCTTCAAGCATAGACATATGCTTGCGGTCATCTTTGATCTGACCGGTTTGTGCATCATAGACCAGCTTGTTGCGATACTTGGTCATGATGTCTTTCATGTATTGATCTGCCTTACCACGTGGCATATTACCTACGTCGATATAGAAGATACGACGTTCGGGTGCACGTGCAAGACGATAGATGACAAGACTGTCTTCCATCATACGCAATTGGTTGATGGGTTTCAGTGCCTTGTGTAAGTGTGACAATACTTTCTTTCTTGAATCATCAAGGACACCCGATGTGACATAACTAATCGCATCGGTGGCAATCTTTACTGATTGATGTGACTGACCAGGCTTTTCATCGTAGATGTAGAATTCTTCAATCTTGTCTACGATCTTGACATTGGTCTTCGGATCTTTCTTGTACTTTACCTCTTTGACTTTACGAATTCGTGCCGCGTCAATGTGACGGATTTCTTGAATTCCTGCCTTGAGGTTTGATTCGTTAACGAGTAAGTGATGAACTACACGTCCATCAACATACCATCCACGATAGATATCATGTCCAAGATCGTTGAATTTCAACATGGACACAATACTTTCGAATTCTTGTCGTATGACATCCTTGATCTTATCGGGAGCTTCAACTTCATCCAAAGCGAGTTCAACCGATGATTCTAATTCAGATGCAACAATAGACTCGTTGACAATCTCTTCGATTGCCATATCGACTTCGGGGTGTTGTGCAACACCGCGATAACGCATGATCAGTTGGTGATTGTCTTTTGCCTGATCACCTTCCTGATTAATATACTGACCATAGTAACCCGCGGCCGCAGTCGTATATCCTGCACCGTCCGGATCAGTTGGTATTACTGGGGACGCAAGTTTTTGTGTGCCAGTATCTTTTTTACCCGCACGTTTTAACTCAAATCCAAATAGTTTGAGGACACTACCGTTTTCTTCCGCCATACTCTTTCCTAGAATAAAAAATTGGGGAGACCGAAGTCTCCCCTTTATTTAGAGACGTTTTAAGTAGTTGTGTTTGATTCCCAATACTGGTAAGCAAACGTTACATCGAATGTCTCAATTTCACCACGAGTATCATAACTCAATTCGATGGGGCCAACTGCTTCGGGGAATGCACCACGAAGGTCGACGCGCTTGATCACAGACTCATCACGGTCTAACTGTTCTACGAATAGATCAGTTTGATAGTCAGCAGGGTTGACAATACCCGTGTTAGTTGAGTGACCATTGATACCATTAGACCAACGCTCCATTGCGTCACGGATTGCAAAATCCGTGTCATTCAGGATTGTCACTGTCCAAGGATCGAACGTTCTTTCAGACGCCATCTTCAGTTCACGACCACGGAAGTTCACGATGAATGAACCTACCTGTGACTGTGGAAGCTGTGCAGTTTTGCAGAGGAACGAGGTCAATTCCGCATCACCACCAGCATAGCCTGGGAAGTTGATTGTGCAACGGAATAAATTAGCACGTGCACCACCACCTTTTAGTTTGGACTTAAAGTCATCTACACCAAGTGTCATGTCCTAATCTCCTTAAATCGTTCCGACAACTTCTTCGAAATCTACACCAGTTCTAACCGCTACGAAGTTCAGAGTTACGTAGTTGATAGATCGTGCAGGTTTAACGAAGACAGAAGCGACGAATGAATTGTTATCGATGACACTAGGCGGGTTGTTTGTTTCGTCACAAACGACTCGGAAGTCCGTAATGCCTCGACGCCCTTGGATTTCACGCAAGAATGGTTCAATAACATTCACGAATTCCGCACGAGTAAAGTCGTCGTTGAATTCGAACAGAATGTTTTGAGCAGCACCCTTGATCGCTCTTTCCATAACCAAGAATAAAGGGCGTACATTGATTCTGCTAAACGCTGTTGGCTTATTCAAGAAGGTTTTGTCCCCGTACAAAGTAATACCTTGGCCTGGTAGGTTAACGATTGGGTTAACGCCTGCCTTGTAGAGTGTATCACGTTGTGACTTTGAGGGACTATATGCTAGTGAAGTTACACCACGATAGATACCACGACGTGTTCCTGCAGGTGAGAACCAAGGTGCAGCGACGTTGTCCGTGTTTGCCATGAGACCAGCAGTTGCAGCGGCCGCAGGGATAAACTCGTACTTATCGTTGTACTTGTCATATACCTTCAGGTAGTTATTGTCACATACGAGGTATGATGAGTTGTTCAGTGATGCAGTGAAACCAGAAGCACCCGTAATGTTAGTTGTGATTGTTGTTGCATTGTTAACACCCACAACACCGTCACGGTGTGGAGAAGCAACTACAACACAGTCCTTACGTGCTTCAGCAGTGGCCACCAAATCATTTACGATGGTTGTGTGATTCGAAACACCAGTAACGCCTGGGGCTATCAACATATCAACCTGAATGGTGTTCTCATCTTCGAAGAGATCGAAACCAGTTGCATACTCTGAAGTTCCTAGAGCACCTGAGTTCTCACCCTCTACAAACGACTGAGTATACTCAGTTGCAGATGCACGAGTGTGGTTGTTAGTACCGTCCGCAAAGAGAGAAGCCGTGGTGGGCGTGCCAAAGACTGCAGGATGGTTAATACCCCAGACGTATGATGAACGGTTGTTCAATACATCCAAGAAATAGTTTTGCAAACCATCGTCTGTCTTAGCATCTGTTGCAAGAGAAACATTGGGGAATGTTTCGAGAACAGTCCCTGGCGTCCCTGAGAACAGACCACCTTCGTCAATGACCGCTACGTGAACTTCATCAAACGCAACTGCACTGTCTGCAGAACGTGTGCTTACATAATTTGAAGTCCCTGGCTCATTGTCGAAACTAGACTGATAAGTCCATGTGTCCCACTGATTGCCTTCACCGGCAATAGAGATTTTTAGTGAATTACCTGCTGTACCTGCATACTTAGCCGCAAAGTTTGCGCCAACCAGTGTTACACCCGCGTCAAAATCTTCGCGGTTTTCGATCAGTATTGGAGTTGCCGCAGCGCTGTCGTGAGCGTTTTTGGCAGCAGTAGTTACTGAGCGAACTGCAAATAGACTTGTTGAGTATTTCAAAAACTGAGTTGCAGACAGGAATTCGATAGCTGCGCTGTCACCAGCGAGTGTTGGGTCACCAAATGTCTCAACCAATTCTGTTTCTGTACCGACTAGAACGGGTTGATTGACTGGCCCCCAAGCAAAATCACCTACAAACGCACCAGTAGAAGATGTAACCGCAGGCACGACACCAGACAGATCAATCTCGTTAATAGTAACGGCAGGTGATTCAGACCTTAAAATAGCCATAATCGTATCCTTTTATTCGTTGAGTTATGATAAGTGACATAATACGTTAATTTCTTCAATGCATTTATTTATAATTTACCAAGTTTCACGGTATTCTTGCCACGGGATCATCCAACCCTTGTCTTTCATCTCTTCTTGTCGTTCGATTTCTGCGATCGCATCTGACCCATCATCAAAATAACCGAACGGAACCATGTCTGCTTCGATGGCTGCCATCTGTTGTTCGAACATCATCCTTTTAATATTCACATCGGTCATGTCACTGAAAATTTGTGTTGATATGAAGAACCCGAACATTACGAGATTCATCATCAAGTCATCATGGTTTCCGTCACTCGCCTCATAGGATTGTCCCTTTGCGACAAACGTTGAAATCTCCATGATGGTTTCTTCGTCGACCACTAGAAGTTTATTCTCTTCGAGTAGATCTTTGATACCAGAACAACCAAGGCGTTTGACCTTTCGGTTCATCTCCACACCGATGGAGTTTGCTTTGATCGCAGATTCAAGGTGCACATTCTCATACTCAAGATCGTGATACAGGCCATTGCACACAACTTGTCCAGCATCATTTGACTCTACAATCACATATGCGTTGTTGTACGCTTTCGCGATTTTATATATAATATCAGGGAAGAGTATTGGAGAGATACGATTGTTCCGATACACTGCGACCTGTTTAAACGGGCGGGTAGTAACATCAATCACCGAAAAGGTGCTATAGTCCAACCCTCGACCCTTCGCTACATCGACAGTCATTATGTAATCGTGTTTTGGTTGCGTTTCATCGTAGACCTTGAGGTCTCCGCCTTCTAGCATTTTGAGTGGGGGAACTGCACGGAAGTTGAGAAGTGTCTCTGCATTGATCAGTGTGTCACCGGTGCCGAAAAATGTGTTACCGAATTCCTGATCGAACTGCAATTGAGACGTATTTGCAATGGTCTGTTTCATCCACGCCTCGTCTCGGCCTGGTACATCCCACCAGTTTACCGTAAACGCTTTATATTCGTTCGTCTGTTGTACCGCTCCCTCCCAGATTTTATGGAACGAATTTCCAATACCATTCGCAGTGGAAGTGATAATAACTTTCGTATCCGTACCCGCTGAGATAACGGGATAAGTCGAAGTATAGAACTCAGCTGCTCGTTCAACAAAAGCAAACTCGTCCAGAAAAAGCAGGTTAACAGACATACCCCGTATAGAAGAACCACTGGTGGCAGCAGCAATAATGCGACTATTGTTACTAAACTCAATAGAACCCTTGTTGAGTGCTCGACAGCCAGGTTGTAGAAAAAAGGGTAGATTCTCAAGTGCCAAGGTGACTCTGGCGAGCATTTCACGCGCTGTAGCCCCTTTGTTAGCGAGGACGGCGATAGTCTTTTCGGGATGAAATATAGCGTACCATAGAAGATAAACAACAGACGAAATGCTCTTACCACTCTGTCGACACGCGAGTACGATCGAGAAGCGATTGTCGCTAAAATGGTCGAACATCTTTTCTTGATACGGATAAAGATTGAAGTTGACAAGACCCTTGTCGAGTGATATAATCTTAACATACGTCCGTGCGAAATATGCTGGGTCGTGCATACACTTGGCATATTCTTTGACATCATGCTCTGTCCACTGCTGTTGAACCCCGTCACCTTTGACGTTGGGGTTCCCCATGTAATGACTATTCATTTGGAGTTATATCTTTCTCTTCACTATGAAGCAACCGTTGAAGATCGGTGGTGCTTCCAATAAACACATTGTTGTTGGTGACCTCTGTTTCCGCCTTGGGTTCTGCGAGGATCTCCTTATTCTTTTTATTTAGATCCATGAGTTTGTCAGTCACGTCAGCAACATTCTTGATCATGCCGGACAATACCTCAAACGCACGAGGGTGTTCTGACTCTCGTGCGACCTCGACCATGAGATCTAACCCACGTTTGCCTGTCTCCATCAATTCGAGATAGGTGTCACGGGAAGTCTCG